GGATCAGCTGGCCGCCAAAGGCATCGTCACCCGCCAGGAAGCATAATTCAAGAACAACTCCCAAGGAGGAAATCCAAGCATGATACTCAACCCTTTTGATACCGACGCCTTCAACATGGTGTCGCTGACCAACGCCATCAATATCCTGCCCAACAATTACGGTCGGGTGAGAGAACTCGGCCTCTTCCCCGGAAAGGGTGTCCGCACCCGAACAGTGATCGTCGAGGAACAAAACGGCATCCTCAACCTGCTGCCCACCCTTCCTCCCGGCGCTCCCGGCACCCAGAACAAGATGGGGAAGCGCACCGTCCGGTCCTTCACGATCCCGCACATCCCCGTGGACGACGTGATCCTGCCCCAGGAGTACGAAGGCATCCGGGCCTTCGGGATGGAGACTGAAATCGCCGCCCTCGCCCAGGTGATGAACGACCACCTGCAGACGGCGAAAAACAAGTTCGCCATTACCCTGGAGCATCTCCGAATGGGTGCGCTCAAGGGGATCATCCTCGATGCCGACGGGAGCACGATCTACAACCTCTACACCGAATTCGGGATTACCCAGAAGACGGTCAGCTTTGCCTTGTCAAGCTCTTCGACGAACGTGGCCGCCAAATGCAGGGAAGTCCTCCGCCACATGGAGGACAACCTGAAGGGCGAGGTCATGACGGAAGTCCGCTGCCTGGTGGATGAGGGATTCTTCGATGCCCTGATCGCCCACGACAGCGTCAAGGAGGTCTTTCTGAACCACTCGGCTGCCGTTCAGTATCTGGGCGGGGATCCCCGCAAGGAGTTCAAGTTCGGCGGCATCACCTTCGAAGAGTACCGGGGTGTCGCCACGGACCTGGAGGGCACCGCCCGGCAGTTCATCGCAGACAATGAGGGCCATGCCTTCCCCATGGGGACGATGAACACTTTCCAGACGCTCTTCGCCCCGGCAGACTTCAACGAAACAGTTAACACCCTGGGCCTGGAACTCTACGCCAAACAGGAAGAGCGAAAGTTCGGACGGGGCATCGATCTCCACGCCCAGAGCAACCCCCTGCCGATCTGCTACCGTCCCGGTGTCCTGGTGAAGGTGGCCAAGGGCTGATTCCCTTAACTTTGAACGAGGCGGACATGGGTGAGACACCGTTTACACTGAAAGAGAAGGACTGGGAGAAAGCGACGCCGGAACAGCGGGACTGGTACATCTACAATGCAATCCTGGCTCTGAGCGCCCGTGTCGACACCCTGGAGAAAGGGTCCTGGTTTCACCGGGGGGCCGCCTTCATCGGCGGTCTCGTCGGAGGGATCGCCGCCGCCCTGGGCGTGAAGTTATCTTAGGAGAAAAATATGAAACCTTTCGATTACGCCTTCGAGCAGACCCTCTGCCTGGAGGGAGGGTACAGCGACGACCCTGTCGATAGAGGCGGAAGGACCAACTGGGGCATCACCGAGGCCACCCTGAAGGATGCCTATTTACGAGGACTGGTCAGCACCCGGGATGTGGCGTCTCTGTCCAAGGAGGAAGCCCGGCGGATCTACAAGGCCGACTACTGGGATGCCCTGAAGCTCGATTCGGTCCTCTCTCCGGCGATCGCCGCGGAGATCTTCGACACGACGGTCAACATGGGCAGATCCGCTGCGGTGAAGATCCTCCAGGAGGCCCTCAACTACCTCGGTGAATCCCTGGCCATGGACAGCGTTATGGGAATGAAGACCCTGGGGGCTCTCAACAAGTGGTCCTCGAAAGATGAACGGGCGCTCTTCGTCTGCCTCAACGGCTTCCAGTTCATCCGTTATGTGGGCATCGTGGAAATGAACGCCAGCCAAAAGCGTTTCGCTCGCGGCTGGACCAAGCGGATTCAGACGTACCGGGGATAAAAAATACAAATCAAAGGAGAATGAACGGATGAAAAACTGGAAAACGACGTTATCCGGAGCATTAAGCGCATCGGGGATCATCCTTCCCCTGTTCGGGGTTCCCGCAGGGGTTGGGCAGGCAGTCAGTGTGCTCGGACTATTCCTGATCGGTCTTTTTGCAAAGGACAGCAACGTCACCGGCGGAACCGTAAGTCAGTAACGAGGGATAAATCATGGCGGACGACATCGACCGGGCGCAGCACTACGATGAGCTTTACCGGACGCAAGCGTTGAATTCGCATTACGACCGGCGGAGGAAGAGTACCGGCCTGCACCGCAATCCTGCGGGCGGGACCGGCTCTGCCGAATGCACAGACTGTGGCGAACCGATCAACCAGGCCCGGATCATGGCCATGCCGCAAGCCACCCGGTGTGTCGAATGTCAGGAGCGCCATGAACGCATCCATGGAAGGGTGTCATAATGGGAATCAAAGCAGACATGGCCGCCGTCCTGCCGGGCATGTTCGAGATCATCGGCGAGGAGGCCACGTTCACCCCTTCAGGCGGTCTTCCGGTAAATTGCCACATCGATATTACCGAAGAAGTCGACTATCAACCGGACGGATTCTCGACATGCGCCTGGCAACGATCGAAGGTCATTGAAGTGACCCTGGCGGAAATCGGAGTCGAACCGAACAGAGGGGATATATTTTCCTGCGACGGCAGGAGCTACACCGTGGAGAAAGTACACGAACTATCCACTAATGGACTGACCATAAAAATGGCGGTGACTCCATGATCAAGATTTTCATTCATCCGGCCGACCGGGCGAAGATCCAGGACATGTTTTCCGGGATGAAAACCATCGGAGAGAAAGTCCTCTCCCGCAGCCTGAACAAAACCCTGACCGGCGTCCGGACGGATGCCTCGACGGAGATCCGCAAGGTGCTTAATGCGAAACAGGCTGCCGTTAATGAAACCTTTTCTTTGAACAAGGCCACCACGAAGAAGATGACCGCCTCCATCGTCAGCACGGGCAAGCCCCTGGGCCTGATCGATTTCGTGGGAACCACCCAGAAGTTGAAGGGCGTCTCCGTCCTGGTCACGAAGGGTGGAAAGCGGAAAATCATTCCCGGAACATTCATCGCCACGATGAAAAGCGGGCACAAGGGCGTATTCTGGCGGGACTGGCACGGAATGAAAAAGCCGAAAAATGCACGGATCAAATACGGCGCCCTGCCCCGCCAATACCGCCTTCCCATTTCCGAACGTTTCGCACCGAGAGTGCCTGATTATCTGGGCGACAAGGGGCCGATCATGGAGCGCGTTCTGACCAAGGCCGGCGACCGTCTTCATACGAACATCGAAAGCGAACTGAACTACGAGTTGAGCAAACTTAAATGAGCGACACAATCCGGGAAACCATCATCAAGGACTTTATCGCCCGCCTGGCAGTCATCACCACGGCCAACGGGTACAATACGAACATCGGCGCCAGGGTCCTGCGGGTCCGGAAGAACGTCGATCCGGAAGAGCTTCCCTGCTGCGTCGTCTGGCCGGGAGCGGAAAAAGGCGTCGCCTCCTACGGGGAAAATGCCTGCACGCTGCCGATCCGCATCGAAGGCCTGGCCGAGTTCGGTTCCATCAATCCCTCGGTCCTCTCCGAGCAGATCCTCGGCGACCTGAAGATGTGCCTCTTCCAGCCGGGCAACACCCTGTCAAGAACCCCCTCGGGATGGGTCAGGTCTCCCGATTACATCGACTCCCTGGCCTATGCCGGTGGTGGGACGGACGCCTATCCGGAAGAAGGGCAGAAGACCGTGGGGGCGTCCATTCTCGTGGAAGTGGGTTACACGGAAAGAATCGGAGATCCGTACTCGCAATAAAAGTCAACGGAGGAACAAATGCCGGGCTGTATCAGAGTGGAGGCCCCGATCACGATCATAGAGGGCGGGACCTTCGAACAGATTTTTCAATGGAAGGCGGGTGATCCCGCTGCAGTGGTGGACCTTACGGGATACACGGCGAAGATGCAGGTCAGGTCTGCGGTCAAATCAAGCACCGTCCTGATCGATCTGCCGAATGCGACGGTTCCCTGGGAGGCGGATGGAGACACGGGCGTCTATATCTTCGACGACTCGGTCAGCCCTGAGACTGGAAACTGGAAGTGGCGGGTTTATATAAACGAAACGGACACCGAAGGGATATGTGCGAGCCACGCCGACATGACCGGAGCCTATGACCTTTTCCTGTATAACGCAGACGGCGAGGCCGTCCTTCAGCAATACGGCGCCGCTTATCTCATGGCGGCCTGCACGAGGAGCGCATAGCGGTGGCTGACGAGCCGTTCATCATAACGATCCAGGAGGTCGCCGTCATCACCGAGACGCCGGCGGACGCCCAGTATGTCGAGACGGCAGCGGAGGAACACGTTGTTCTGACCACGCCGGCATCTTCTGCAACGGTGACTCTGATCGAATCGGAAGCTCCCGCGGAAGTGTCCGTTGAAACGGAAACGGTGGAACCGCAGATCATCCGGATCGAGACGACCGGCCCCCAGGGAGCGCCAGGTGAAAAGGGCGAAAAGGGAGATAAAGGCGAGACGGGAGCCGCTGGCCCGCAAGGAGTGGCAGGACCGCAAGGCTTACAGGGAGAAGTAGGTCCGCAAGGTGAAGTTGGAGCCCAGGGGCCGCAGGGAGATCCGGGGTTGTCGGATGGTTCACAGGATGGTCAGTATTTGCGCTGGGACGAAGACACGAGCGCATGGGTCGCGGCAGCGGCAGCGGACACTGTTACCGAAGTGAAGGCGGATGTGGATGTGGCGTCTGCGATCAGCCTGAAGCACGCACCGGGATCAGACAATCAGGACTTGTCGGGGCTGATGGTGAAGTCCCAGAATCTCGGAGATGTGTCGAACGCGGCAACGGCTTTCGGAAACATCAAGCAGGCGGCGACGGAATCAGCGACCGGCGTAGTGGAACTGGCGACCAATGAAGAGGCAGTCACCGGGACGGATGCCGAAAGAGCGGTGACGCCCGCGGGGATCACGGCACGCCTGGGGAATCCTGGGCCGATTGGCGGTACGGGAAACCTTACGTTGAAGCTTGGGGATAATGCCGGGGTTAATAAAATCTCGATCCTGGATTCCGATAATGCAGAGGTGGCTTATATTGATT